TCCAGCATAAAAAGCAGGAATTCTTATTTGTAATCCTTCAGGAATTACTAATGAATTCTGAGGTAGTTTATCTGTATTTGCTATGGAAATAATCCACCACAAAGAACTATCTTTATAATACTGCAAAGCTAAAACATCAAATCTATCTCCTTGAACAGAGTAAACATAAATGTCATCTGATGTAATAGGTACTTCAGGATAACGAGATGTTACATAAACTAGTTTTCCATCTATTTTTATTTTTGGTATGTTTTGGTATCTATTCATTTAGTATTAAGATGATGTATTTTCTTTATTGTAATTACTACTATTTATAGAATCACCATTAGCTAAAGATATGTAACGTTGATTACCATATAAAGTCGCAAATCCTTTATCATTTTCATCAAGAGGATCTGTTAATTTCTTATTATTAAAAGCTAAATCTTGTTTTTCTGGTCTGAATGTTTGGATTGGGATAAAGGTAAAATTAGAAACTCTAATAATATGAGGTAATTCTTTAACGGTACCATCTCCTGATAGATTTCCATCAGCGTTTATTCCTATTTCCCAAGGACTCTCTTCAGGAACATCATAAGTTAAACTAGTTATAATTCCTGGTTGTTCATATAAATATCCTCCAATTGTTAATTGTGCTAAATTGCCTCTCATATAACCTTGAGGACTGTAATTTGGGGTTAAAGATGAAGCAAGGTAGTTTAGTTTTTTATACATTGGAATAAGTTCCTGTTTTGATTGAGCAGCAACAGTCCATGATAATGAAATTTGTCTAGTAAATCCACCATAAGTGTAAAAATTTTCTCCTCTTCCTAAATACTTAAATGAATTCCATTCAGCCGTATATGAATCACTCATAGGACCTAAAAATGCTCTAAAATGCATAAAAGTTTTAAAATTAGGATCATCATTATCAATAATAGCAATTCTAAATTTAACTAAATCATTTAAATTTTCATCATTAATAACAGCCTCACTTCTATAAATAGGAACAGAAGTTATTTTATCTAAACCAGAATTAAATGAACCTATTTTAGGAATAGCTATTGAACCATAAGTAGATGAATTACCTTCTAAATTAGTAACTCCCTTAGTATAATTAGCATAGCTTTTTCCTGAACGTTGACCAGGGTTTCCTAAATTAACCCTTTGTTCAATGTTTTTGGTATTATAATCAGGTGATAAAGGTGTTGCCCCACTATCAGTTGCTGTCTTTCCCGCTCGAGTATTTTCACCTAAAGTTTTTCTTAAAATTTCTCTAAAATCTTGAATTTTAGGAGAAGCAATACCATATCCTATAATAGATCTAGGTTGTTTCTCAATCAATTCAGAACTATAAGCCCATTCATTTTGTCCTTCATCAGAATAAATTTGAAGGTTATTTATTTGTTTTGGAGCTAATGTTAATAAAGTTTGGCTTGTTTTAGAATATCTTATGTTAGTTTTTCCTACTCCTAAAGTAGAGCTAGGACCTCCGTTATAAGTTAAGATATTAGATAGACCGTTATTTAATTGTATTCCATTTAAATTAATAGATTTTTGTTCAACAGAACTATTCATTAATTGTACTAATCTATTAACTTCTATTGGTTGAGAAGGTTTTACTTTAACACCATATAAATTTTCATTAGTAGAATAAGCACCAGTAGTAACAAGTGGGTTTAAACCTTGTTTTACTACATGTCCTCCAAAAGCAACTAAACCTACTTGAGTTAAAGTATTTAAAGGTGAATATACACCTTCATTTAAAAGACCACTAGTTTGAGTACGTGGAGCAGTACGGGATAATAGTTCTTGTTTTGATATAAAAAAATAACCATTTAAAGATTTAGTATCTTTAAACATTTTTCCTATACGCTCAACATCTTTTTCTGTATCTCTTGTAACATTTGTACCTCCACGTAGTAAAAAATCCGTAGTACCTTTATAAGAAGATATATTATCTGGAATAGATGTTGTAATATATGGTTGGTCACTACTTGCACCATATAATCTATCATTCCCGTATTTTAAGGATTTTAAATCAGTTTGAAGGTTAATTAATGGCATTATCTAGGAGGATTATCTAGGTATTTTGAAGGAGTTTTTCCATCTAAATCTAATAAAGATTTATTCAAACTTAATTGATATTTAGATACTCCATCATATTTTTTAGGAGTTGCTAAACCTATATCTAATTGAGATGCACCCAATATTTTAGTGTATTGTGATACTCCATCATATTTTTTAGGTGTTTTACCATCTAAATCTAGCTGTGATGTAGCTAAATCTTTTTGATAATTGGATTCACCAGTGTATATAGGGGCATTTTTCCCATCCAATCCAGTTAGTTGGGAACCATCTTTTTGTAGTTTATCTAATATTCCACTCATAATTTGTTTTTGTTATAAATATTTAAAAATTTAACTTACTCCATAATCTGCTTTGTAACTTGATATTTTTAAAGCACCTGTTACTTTTTGTGAGTCAAGGTATACATTACCTCCTTGTTTTACTGCAGATATTAATTCATCTATTTTAGCATAAAATTCAGTTAAAGGTACTACAGCTTCTGGACCTGCTTCGCCTATAAGTCTAGTTTGAGGTTTCTGTGTAATACCTCCTTCTGCTAAACCAAAGTCAGTTATTGCATCATATGCCGCTGATTTTAGACCAAATAAAGGATTAAAAGCTGTTAATAGTAAATTAGTATCTATTTCTTTTTTGTCTTTTTCTTTTTCTTTTATTAATGCTTCAGATGCTTTTCTTTTTTCTTCTTCTGCTTTTTTAAATAGTTCTTCTTTTTTACTACTATCTTGTTCATTTTCAGCTCTTTTTCTAAATTCTTCAGATTTAGCAGATGCTACATCAGACATTTCATTTGGACCAAATAATATGGTTTGAGTTAATCCTTTACTTTCTAAAGAAGAAACAAATCTTTCTAAATAATCTACTAATTTATCTAAAGTTCCTCCATCAACTAAATCAGTAAATACTTCTTTTACTCTTTTTACTGCTTGTTCAAATTTTTCTTGAGCTGATGCTGATTCTTTGGCTTGTTTTATATCTTCTCCTCTTAATAATCCTTGTTCAATTAAAGCTGCTTTTTTTTCTAAAGCCATAGCTTCGCTGTCCTTTTTTTCTTCTCTCAACATTTTTGCTCTTTCTTTCATCTGTTCGAGCTCTTTTCCTCCTGTTCTTTGAATGAGTTGTTGTTGATATAAACTATCACCTAATTCTTTAGAACTCATACCTAAAGTTTTAGCTAAGGCTTCTTGTTGAATGCGGTTTAATCTTGAATATTTTTCAGCAGTAATTCCTTGATTTGCTATTTCTTTAGTTAATCCTGCTATGTCATTATTTAAAGCAAATGTTCTTGCTTTTTCTAGATTTATATCTTGACCTAATAACAATTCAGCCTCTAATTCACTAGATATTGATTCCTCAAAGTTTAGTAAGCTGTCAGCAACTTTATCTACTTGATCTAGGGTTAAACCTAGTTTTTTAGCTTCTAAAACAGTTTTTGTTAGTTCATCAAGATTTCCTCTAAAATTTAATTGAATTAATTTACTAGTTTTTCCTATTTCTTTAAAAATAGCACTAGCATTTGCTGTTATCTTATTCTGATTTGCAAAAGCAGCGATTTGATCATAAACTATGTCTAATCCTTTTTCTTGATCTTCATTACTATTGATTAAAGCTTCTTGATATCCTAAAGCCTCTTCTTTAGATAAACCTAATTGTTTAGTTAATATTATTTGACTTTCTAATTGTTTATTAGTAGCAGAAGATATAAAATCAGTAATTTGTGATAAATCAGTAAAAGCAATAACTAAATTTTCTGTATCATTGTATATTGTTTTTATTTCACCTTTAGATAAAGTTAAGCTTTTATAAACACCTCTAGCTTCATCTTTGGTTAAACTCATGTTTTTAGCTATATCAGTAACTCTTTTATCAGCCTCAAACATTACATCTATTAAGGCTTTAAAAGCAGCTACTGCCAATGATATAAGAGCTAAGGGGCCTAAAGCAGCAGTTAATGAAGGACCTAATGCTTTAATACCAGTACCTAAAGTAGAAAAACCACTAGCACCAGTTTTAGCGGCATCTCTCATCGCTGTTTTGGCTCCATCTATATCTAAAATATCTCCTAAAACAGGAATCTTCTTAAATCCTTCTAATAATTTACCTGTTAATCCAGTTTTAGATTCAATTTTTTCTTCTTCCTCAAGCCTTTCTTGTAAAAGTTTATTTAAATCAGAAATAGCTGTAGCTTCTTTTTCTCTTTCAGCTATTAAATTCTTTGCATTTTCTAATTCTTTACCTTCTAATTCTCCACGATTTATCTGGATTTTAAGTGCTTTATTGGCTATGTCTAAATTGGAAACTGATTGTTTTTGTTTTTGAATTAGGGTTAATAGATCTTTTTTATTTAAATCTGTTATTCCTTGTTGATCATTTTTTACTTTTTCAGCAATATCCTGAAAGGATTTCATTGCTTTATTACCAATATTTAGATTTTGATTGGATTTTTTTAATTCTCCAACTATGTTAGAAAATTGAGTGAATATTCCTTTGGCACTTTTACCTAAATTCTCTAATTGGTCATCAACATTATCTAATTCAATTGTCCATTGTTTTAGAATATTTTTTATACCTCCTGCTCCTTGAATAAAACTTTCCAAGTTAGCAGCATTTATCCCTTTTAAAGGATTTTCTTTACCTAAATCATCATATCCCTTTTTTAATTGTTTTAAAAGAGATAAGGCTTCTCTAAGTTGTTCAGGTGATAGGTTTTGGTTTTTAGCCATATATTAATAAATATTTGAAGGCATCACTTTTTGGATGCCTTCGTTACGTATGTTGGTACTTTAATTTGTTTGTTTTTTGCAGCTTCCTCTTTTACATTGCCTTGAGTCCAACTTTCCTCATTTTTGTTTTGTTTAGGAGCATAATATTCTTTTAATTTATTGAAAGTAAACTTTCTTAACCAAACAGGCATGTTATAAACGGTGTCATAATCATAACCTCCTTGACCATGAAATAATATTTCATGTATTTGACTGAATAAAGAAAGTCTAAATTCAGAAACGGTATTAGAGATCAGGCCAAAAAAAGTTTAGATTAATAGGAATGCTGATGTCCTCCTCAACACCATCAACAATTACTTTAGTAGTTAAATCAACGTCTGGAGATATTGTTTTAATATAACTTCTCAATGACCTGGAGTCAGAGGCTAATAAGTTATTATCAACAAAATCTTTTATTGCATTTTTATCTGAATTTCCATCAACTGAAGTAATTTGATGTTTTAAACGAGTAGTAATATCTGTTGAGGATTCTTTGTTTATTTTTTTAAGCCCATCAATTTCTTGTTTAACTTTTTCTTCATCTTTTTCATTAAATAATTTAAATTCTACTTCCACATTTAATGTTGGAAGGATGTATTTAAATGTTCCTTTAGGAGTGATTAAAGATGTATCAATAAATTTATTTTCTAGTAATGAAAGATCAACATTGTATTCTTTACCATCATAAGAAAAGGAATAATCTTTACCATAACCTAAAATACGAGATGCTACTAAAATAGCATTTTTATCTCCAGTTATTAAATCTTTGATATCAAATTTTCCTAATGTTAAAGATTCAACTAATTTATCTAAAACAATACCTTTTGAGATATAGTTTTGGTTTGATAAAATATCTTCTTCTTTAGCAGTCATGTATTTCATTTCTACTTTACCGCTTCTTAATGGATGACCTTCAGGATACACTAAACCTTTTGAAGGTAACTCTACAACTTCTGTTGGAAACTTAAATTCTGTCATAAACTATTTTGTTATAAATATTAGTAGAAAAAAGAAGCTCGCAATTTCTCGCGAGCTTTCTTGATTTGTTTTAATTTTAATTAGAAGTTCAATACACAGTAGTCTGGTTGAACTGTCATAGTAATGTTTACAGCAGTATCAACAGTATCCCAGTTGTAATCACCAAAATTAGCTTCAGTAATTAAAGCACCTTTGATAACCCATTCTGATACGATATCACCTACAGGACCTAATATATCAAAAGTTAAATCTTTCTTGTAAAAGTCTGAGTAACCATCTCTACCAGTTACTGATTCGTGGTGTAAACGTACCCATTCCATTACTGCCTGAGCACCTGAAGGTGTGATAGGATCAAATAATGTGAATTGGATAGGACCCCAAGTGGTTTTACCTTTAACAAAGCGTTGAACGTTTATATGGTTAAGAGGAACAATTCCTTGAGATAATGTGACTGCACCAACACCTTTGATTTCATACGCTGGTATACCGTCTATATACATGATAAAACGGTTGGCCTGTTTTGGTTCAAAGGCTGTGAAAAATATTTCGTTTGGGTTTAATACTGCCATTTTATTTGTTTATTTTATTCTGTTATAAATATTCAATCTTTAAAAAATTACTCAAAAGAAACTCCAGTTGGTAAAATGTTGAAGTTCAAGTAAATGAATTCAGCAGTTTTAGTTGGTTGTAAGTAAATTTGACCTACTAACTGGTTTCTATCAATTACATCAGGAGTATTATTTGAATCATCCATTACTACTCTGAAGGCATATAAACCTTGTCTTTGTTGTACTGATTCCAAATAAGGGTTAATTTGATTTAAGAAATTAGTACGAGTAGCAATTGTATTTTGTTCAAATACCAAGTTATTAGCAACTTGTGAAATGTAAGATTTAAGAGAAATTAACAATCTACGTACATTTACTCTGTCAAGAGCAGATGCTTTAGTTTGTAATGTTTTCTGACCATATACTACAGTTCCAGTTCCTGGGAATGTTGCTATTGGATTGATTTTGTTTTGATATAAAGTATCACGGTTAGTTTGGGTTAATTTCTTTTCAGCTCTTACTACTGTGCTTAATCCACCTCTGTTGATACCAGCTGGAGCAAACCAAGGCTCACTTACTGAATCATTGAATGCATAAACACCAGCTATCATAGTTGAAGCAGGTACCCATACTAATTGAGCAGAA